TATCATCTCTCCTCCTGCTTGAAACCACGTATATCCCTCTAAAATAGGAGTATTGCCTGCGAGGTTTTCGTACTCTTGCTGTGTAATCTCTACAACCTTGACCTCCCCTGTCTCGTTATGTCTGAAGAAATTAAAGTATGCAAGTCCAAGAAACTCTCGTTTTACTAGGGGTATTTTATCCATACGCTATACATAAGTACTCCAGTCTTCTGACGGATTCCAGAAGATAACATCCGCGTTCACCGCTGTACCACATACTCGTATAACATCATCTGTTGCGTTTGGTGCTGTTTGTGTGAGCGCACCTGCGGTTGTAGAGAGGTAGATTTTACCACCAACCGTCCAGTTCCACGCATCGTTTCGTGCAAAAGAACCTGGAAGAAGTACACGCATAGGGTTACCCGCCGTTCCTGCTTCAGTTGCCAGCGCAATCATTACTGACCCTGCCGTTCCTACCGCATCCGCATCAGTCAGTTGCCACGTACTGGAAGAGTCAAGGTATACTGCCTCCCATTGAGCTATAGTTGCCCCCGCGTTTAGTGAGTTTGTAGACGGTCCATTGAATGTATCGTCAGTGTTAGGCGTAGCATCCATTGCTACCGCAGGGAGTGTTACTGTCCCTGTAAACGTAGGGGATGCGAGGGGTGCTTTTAGATCAATAGCATCCTGTAAATCATCTAGAGCAGTCTGCAAGTCAGTCTGGTCTGCGAGTGTTCCTGTTATATCACCCCACGCAGTACCTCCACCGCCTCCCGTACCATTCTCCCACTTATTAATAGTGGAGTTGAATTTGAGTACTTGATTGTTTGTCGGATTGCTTATAGAGACATCCTTTAGCTCCGAGAGGTCATAGTCTCTTGATGCAACACGCCCGCGCAATATAGATGCCCGCTTATCCAGTTGCTCTTCAAACTTCTTATCTAGCTTTGCTTCCCAGTCCTCCACTAACTTATCAAAGTCAGGAAGTACCCCGTCGTTGCCTTTCTCACCCTTCTCTCCTCTGTCGCCCTTATCTCCCTTGTCACCTTTCTCTCCCTTTTCCCCGCGCTCCCCTTGTATACCCTGTTCTCCCTGTATACCTACTCCCTGCTCTCCACGCTCGCCCTGATCGCCTTTCTCGCCTTGTAGACCCATATCTCCGCGAAGTCCCTGCTCGCCACGCTCTCCCTGGTCTCCTTTATCGCCTTTGTCTCCCTTATCGCCTTTGAGCATTATTACCTTTGCATCATCTATTTCAATATCTATAAGCGGTACTTCTGTCTTAGACTCGCGGATTTCTTTCTTTATCTCCTCTCCTTGTAAAACCTGTGCATCAAGTACATTGCTGATGTCGTTTAGTAGTTCGTTTGATTGGTGTACACCCTGCGCAATACCTGTGCTTATATCATTAGCCTCCTCACCTTTCTCGTGAATAGTTTGTAATGTCGCTTCAAGGATAGCTTCTGTATTATCTTGTGGGATTAGTTCTTCTTCCATATTATTTTAGTAGTGAGGAATAGAGTGCCGCTAACTGCTCAAGTGTCTTTACACCTGATGTATCAATCTTAGCGAGTGCTTGTGCTAAGTCTGTAGCCTTATCTGCCGCCAAGCCTGTGATGATTTCGTTCTTTGCGCTTTGAATAATAGCAGGCATACCTCCCGCTTGTGCGAGGTCACTTGCAGGAGTATTCTGTACGATTTGCTTTGCAGTATTTATATGAGCATCGACAACATTTTTCAAGAATTGCGCGCGCATTGGACCGTCCATATCAGCATACGGTACACTCATCACTCCTTTAGCGAATAGGTTTTGATTATCAATCTGATCTACGACTTGTCTGTTTGCTTCAGCAAGAGCGTCTGAAGGATTGACGACATCACTTGCAACCTGTGGCGCACCAAGTCCATATGCTTCCTTTGCAATAGGAGTAATAGGCTTAGTAAGTGGCTTTATCTTATCTATTGCCGCAGTACCAAATGCCCGCGCAGTGCTTGGTGCGATAGTGTCATCAGTAGCATCAAGGAGTGCCTGTATAGCCTTTATTTTGCCCTCTGGCGTGGCTCCCGATACGTTCTTGAATACATCATCAGCAATGTCAGCTGCCGTTCCAAGAGGATTGCGAATAATGTTTGTACCCTTCTTTACGATTGCACTAGCTACCCCCCGCTCAACCTGTCCTTGTAATCCTGTTGTAGCCTGTGTACCAAAAATATCCTCCAATGTATCCGCAAATATCATCTGCCGCACAGCACTCTTCTCTACAGGGATGTTGAACTTCTTCGCAGTATCCTCAATGAATGAGACAGTCTTTAGTATGTCCCCGCGACCTGCATTATTACCTAGAATACGGCGCATAACACTACCCGCCTTTATATCAGCAGTTACACCCTCATCAAGAGAGAACTTTGTACCCATAATATCATCCGCTGCTTCAAGTGCTTTTTTCGTTGAGGAGAAACCAGTGTTGACATTATTATAAGAGTCAAACGTTGTATCTAATACCGCATCTACTTGTTTCCTAAGTTGTTTAACCATACCCTCTGCCGTACCAAGCACTCCTTCACTTGTCTTTTCGTGATTTATCAACTCATCAAGGGCTTTCTTTGTTCTATGAAGTGCAAGACCGTCATCAGCAGTATTAGCAACTTCTTTATATGCCTGCTCAAGCAGTTTTTGTGCTTTAGGGTTTGTTCTATACTGTGTGCCTTGAAATACCATACTGCCGTCATCAGCAATGGACACTCCTTGTCGAGTAAGGTCGTCTGCATATTCAGTTATCGCCGCACCTGGATTTACCTTTTGTCCCTTCAGTGAAAGAGCAACGTCGTCAAGTTGAGAGGCAAACTCCTTATTTACTCTTTGTATCTCACGTAGAGGTTCTAGCAGAGTCTTACCTACAATATCCGCAGGTCTATCAAGAATAGTCTTATCCTTTACCGCCTCCTGTGCAAGTTTAAGCATTGTCTTTGCATCAGCGCGGTCTGCTTGCGACATTGTTTTGATTACCGCAACATCCGTCTTAGGCACACCTGTTTGTACTGCCTTACTTCCAAGAGGGTCGTTCACAATCCTATCCCCCTGAAGTTTAATCTTTGCTATATTCTCATTAGCGGTATTACCACTCTTTAGTGCTTCTAGCAGTTCTTTCTTTCTCATTGCTGCACCGTTAAGTCCTCCCGTGATACCTCCAATCACACCTCCAAGAACACCGCCTGTAGCAGCACCCATAAGACCACCTTCTATTGCTTTCTTTCCAGCTTGATCAAGCGTACCTCCCTTATAAAGAGTCTCGCCCGCGCCTCCCAATGCTCCTGTAGCCCCCGCCGCAATTGCTCCCTGTAACGCTCCTTTAGCCGCACCACCAAGAGCAGTTGTTGCCGCAGCACCTTTGAATGGTACAGCTAATGCACCTCCCGCTAAGTAGGATGCACTTTTTAATCCTTGACCAGCAATCTGACCTGTAGCACCTTTGCCGAATGCCTTCTGTGCATCTACCTTCATACCGAGATAACTTCTGCTCTCGCCAGCATCAGCCATTTGTTCGTACCCTTGCTTTATAGCACCTCCAAGGACACCAGTACGCCCTACAGCTTCCGCAAGTCTATCAGCTGGAGTAACTACAAGTGCGTTGATAGGGTCAGTAACGACTGCCTTTAATACATTCCCTGCTATTGAGCCGAGGTTACCTCCTTCCGATTGGCTTACTGGTCGTGGAGCTTTTATTGCTGTACCAGCAGGGACATCAGGAGCGGGAACTCCGTATTTCTCCTCGTATTCCGCTCGTGTCATTGATATAGCCATAGTCTAATCAGTTAAGATTATCTCTTCTTGTCTACTACCACCACTTTTCACAAGAGCCGTATCAAGTATGTCTTTCACTTCTGACTCTTCATAATTCGTACCACTAAATAGTTTGTCATATTCCTGCTCAACCCAACCACCAAGACCACTTGCATTTACCTGTCTTTGCACTTCTGCATCTGTTAGGTTTATATTCTTACCAGGTTCATCGATTTGAGCTTTTGCCGTTACAATAGATTTCACATCACTATCTGACAACTTCTGTATGTCTGACTTAGAAAGTGTTCCAGCAAGCCATTTATCGCCGAGGTTTGTTCCGTCTTTTGCGGTATATCCACTAAGTGTTGCATAGATACCTGATCTAGAAGCTCGCGTAGAGTCCACTTCTGCTTTCGTTCTACCAATAAAGGTCGGGTCATTGCCAATGTAAGCACCCTTGCTGTCAAACTCTATTTGTCCGCTAGGTCCATATTGTCCCGCATCTATAGGAGTAGAGGCTACAGGTCTACTTGCCAATGCAACTACATTGCCATCCGCATCAAGACCGTATTGAGTCTCGCCAGGAGATAAACTAAACCTACTTCTCACACTCCTATCAAACGCCTTATCCTCTGCCTCGATTCTCTTTACCTCAGCTTCCTGCGCACGTCGTACCTCTTCATCAGCGTAGGCAAGCGCAACCTCGTCTTTAGTAATACCGAAGTCTTTCAATATCTTATTCAATGTACTAGGGTCGATGTCCTCAAGTTTTACACCCTGCTGGAGTAGTTGATCGCGAAGTGCGTTTACTTTACTTGCTCGTCTCTCGTTTGACTGTCCGAGGTAAGTAATGTAGTCCTGTAGACCTTGCTGTTGTGCCTGTCTCTTTCTAGCAATCTCCTCTACCGCGCTCTTGCGTGCCAACCCCTGAATCTGTGCAATTGCCGCGCCTTGCTGTGCTGATATAAGGCTCTCTGCCTCTCTATTCTGCTTAGTTACTTCTGCGTTCTGTCCTGATGCGAAGTCTGACCCCAAAAGTCCACTGCGTGCCTGTATAGCCCCTGCACTACCGAGGTTTCCACGACCTTCAATCTTCTGGTCAGCCATCATCTGCGCATAGATTTGATTAGTTGCATCTATCTCCTTTTGAAACATCGCCAATTGGTCGCGGTAAATATCATCTTCATTTATTTCTTGAGATGCGTTGCGTTCTGCTCTTGCTTGCTGTTGTGCAAGTATTCTATCCTGCTCTGCTTGCGCGTTAGTAATAGGGGTGAATGCTGAGTAGGTTGTCTTAGGAGTATCGTTTGTTGATCCGAGTGTCTGTGCTGCGAGGATATTATTCTTAGGTTGTGGGAGTGTTCGTGCTATCATAACCCCACTATTCTTTGCACTGTCCCCGAAACCTGACAAACGAGAAAGCGCATCATTTTCATTTGATGCTTCAAAGTTCTTTAGTTTCCCGTCTTTTGTTGCGTATGAGAAAATTTGCATATTATGAGTAGTATTCTGTAAGTATAATTATACCTTGTGTCCCTGTTCCACCAGCTGAAAGGTTAGATCCTCCACCTCCTCCAGATCCATATCCTGTGCCTGCTGATCCACTTCCAACACCTTCTTCTGCTCCACCGCCACCATTACCTAGAAGATTAGATCCTCCTATGCCTCCAGCAGTATCGAGGTTGTTATTATCTCCACCGTTCCCATTAGAGCCAGTTATATTTATGTCTCCTCCTGTAGCAGTTCCTCCTACTCCACCTGTTGTGCCAGAGCCAGAAGTGCCTTGATTTGTTATGATAGTACCTGCTAGCCCGAAATAAGCTGGATATAGTTTAGGAGGTACTATGAAATACTCCGAAGAAGAAAGAGAAGCTGCGGCAAAAAGTTTTCTCGCGTAACCAGCTGCGCCGCCTCCTGCTCCTGAATCGTTAGCCCCAGCAGTGGCTCCGTCCCCCCCACCACCTGTTTGCTCTACTGTGGCGTATTTCAAACCAGATGGCTTCGTCCACGTACCTGCAACAGCTGTCTGTCTTTGTACAGTACCTGTACCTATGGTCTTATTACTTTCCACTACTCCACTAGCATTTGTTACTTCCACATAGTTAGAGCCAGAGCCAGTAACTACAAATAATCCATTATTTGCAGCGTTGAAGTTTTGTGTTTTAAAAAGTATGAGACTTCCAACAGGGTTGTTGACGGCACTAAAGGCGGGGTCTGTACCTGTTCCATCATATGTATAACGATATGTTGTACCTCCTGAGAGTGTAATGTCAAACTGCGTAGTTGAACTTCCAAGCCCAGTTGCTGCAGTAGTATAGACTCGCACCACCGGGAGCCCTGTTGCGCTAGAGTTGTATTCTTGAGTTATGTATTTATTTGTTGAGGAAGGTGTACCAAATGTTGAGCCACCAGCAAGAGCAGCCTTTTCTCCTGCCGAAGGCTCGTTTAATTGATTTGGAGACATCAGTATTTGTGTCGTAGAGAACGCCCATCCTACAAATGATGCCGACACTGATGTTGAGATAGTTCCTCCTGTTCCCGTTCCATAATACTTACTTGTTGATGTAAGTGCTGTAAAGCCACTGCATATACCTGATAGTTGTATTGTTACACTATTACCCGCAGTAGCCGTGCTTATTGCAAAACCAAGCTTTACAGCATCGTATGTTGTACTGTCGTCTGTGTCTACTTTCCACCAGCGTTGGTCTGATGCTTTGTAATAAACCCACACAGGAAGTGTTGCACCGCTCAATGTTTCTCCCGCGGTTCCTGAAATAGTTTGCGAAGAGAAGTTTACTGTCCCGCCATTTACAATGTCGAGTACATACTGTACCGTTGCAAGTTCCTTTCCATCTGAAAGTGTAGGTTGTGTATCGTATGAAAGAGGGGAAGTACCATCAAGAGTATCGTCTCCCGAAAGTACATCTGCAATACGCTTGATAACATAAAAATCTGTAATGATGACACTTGCTCCAACACGATGCGCGCGTACAGCACCTGTTGTCGCTGCTCCTTGCCGTGATATAGATTGCACCGCGGTCACCGCTGTACCTGTGAGCGTACCCATCAAATACTCTTTCACTGATGAGCCGTTGTCTACGGTAAAACAATACAAACCTGTCGGGAGCGCAACACCATCGTCATCATCTCCAGAGTTTATAGAAAACGTAGTGGCACCGACTGAAATAGCGGTGCTTAATTGAGTCTCGAAATCGGCAACAGTTCGCGGGGTAGTACTCATAGAGTGTTAAAAATTACTACCGTCCTCTTATTAGTATATCCCCTTTTATAGTTTTGCATAATGTCAAGAGTGTGCATAACTAAAATTGGGGATTAGCCAAATCAGTAGTCTGACCATCCAGAGAGACATTCTGCTTGTTACGATACTTGCTCGGTAGCTTATCTGAGTAGACAAGGATGTCAAAGTCAGTCGTTTGCTCCACTGAAGCATACCCGATACCTCCCGCGACAAAACGTATCACTCTTTTACGAAACTTAGGCGTTTTTATGTACAATTCTAGCAAGTATTGGTACACATCCACCGTATCTCCGCCCCCAACAGTAGCTGCTCCTATGGCAGATGTACCAATTGCGTAGGATACCCCGTAGTCTACATAGTCCCCAGAGCCTAGAATCGTCCCTATAAGCGTGAAATCGTTGTCATCTAGGGAAAGATACACCTGTAACGATTGTGAGGGGTCAATTTTACCCTTGAAACGCATCTTGCGTACCTTTTTGAGTACATCCTCCCCGAAAGTCTCCCCCTTACTATCCCAATAGTTAGTTATTTCTGCGGTCAGGTCATCAAATCCTGTGAAAAGCTCGTAGGTAGTCTTTGATAGCGGATCGCCACCATATAAAAAGCCGTTAGCCTTAGTGCTAGTACGGATGCCGTAGTACGTTATGTCCACCGTCTTATTGGTGATGTCACACAAAAGCAGGATATTGTTCTCCTCGCTGTTATCCTTGCACGCCACAATCACATACCTATCCCACGTATCGACAAGACAGTCGTCATACGAGTAGTTCTCAAAGGCAAACTGTGGGAATAGCTCAACTGCGTCAAAGTTATCTCCTAGAGGATTGCGCTGGATGATACCAAACCGCGGGTGTGAAGGATTAGCCGTATTCATATACAGAATACCCATACCTGTAGCCGTTGCCGCGCGAATACTTGGTACACCAATGTCTGTACGGAATATCTCATTGAGAGGGTTAGTGTCAGCTGCGTCTAGAAGGAAGCGATAGCAAGAGTTCTTCTTCAAAGAGAAGTACGAACCATCGATGTTGAGTACTGTTTGGATAGCATCTCCTCCCGCATCCTGTCGTACGATAAACCCTTCTCCCGCCAGACGAGTAGCACTCTTAGTAAAGTCAGTCACTCCGCGGATGTTACTGTCCTCCCACGTGTAGTTTACTGTACCCACTCCCGCATTAGTGAGGGTATACGCTCCTGAGGTGTAGTTTATAGTCCCTGTGCCTCCTAGAGAGCCTGTGAGGTTACCATTGAAGTCGTCAGTGTATACCTCTCCTGTTCCTGTGAGAGTGAGAAGTAAACCGAAGCACGTGCGTGTACTTCCTCCCGCCTTGAATGCAAGAGTTCCGCCGAGAGACACTGTTGCCTCCCCTGATACTGCGGTATATACACCTGTCCCGCCCGATATTGCCTTTTGTGTGTCTATGTATGAGCCGTAGAGACCAGTCGGGTCCTCATCTCTCCCCCAGAGGATAGTGCGTGCGCGGTCAATAAATGCTAACCCCTTGAAGTTCTTTGCCTCGTTATAGAGTGAGGTGTATGAGGTAGGGTTAGCCGTAGCAATCTTATAAATACCATCTATCCCGAAGAAGTATGTGAACGCTCCTGCAAGTGATTGGTAGTTAGCCGCGGAATAGTCAGCGGTAGTGGTGAGTCCTGTTATGACATCAGTCCATACATCCCCTACAAGAGTCTGTATCGTTCCATCTACTTTACGAAAACGCACTGCCGTACCATCTGCGCGGAATCCTGTATGCTCAAGATAACTCTTCCCAACCATTCCTTGCCCACCAATTGCCTGACGACCATACATCAGCTCAATATGTCCATCCTTTGTAAGCCACGACATACTATCGCTCGCAGCATCTTTAGGGATTATCTCATTAGGTAGGAGATTATGTACTCCCATTGTGAAGGCTTGAACTTGGTGTTTAAGTGTCGCCATAGTCTAAATCTGCACTAAGTTTGCGTTCCATTCGCACATATCTGCTATATAACTATCTGCCATTGCTTTATTCTCAGGCGCGTAACTCTTTGCTTTATCGCTCAACTGTAAGATGAAGTCCTCCATTGCCATAAGATGTACGAGAACGTGATGAAAGCGCGCTGGGAATATAGGGGATGTACCCGCGAGCAGGTCGGTTGGTACTTTAGCATAATCAAACTCTACGCTCTGTGCGCTTGTCGGTTGCACCGTAAAGTACAGACGAGAATTTGCTATGTCTATGTAGCACTTATTGCTGTCAGTACGCACTGAACGTCTATCACTCCACGAAACAACATCATACGGGTCATAGTTAGCTCCCACAAATACAACAGGTCGTCCTGCGTAGTAGCTTCTGTCGGTCCAATTATCGTTTTGAGTGAGATAGGAGAAATCTGACGGCAATGAGATGTAGGGTACGATCGTACTTTGTGTACCTGTGAAGGGTGTCTTTACAAACTCCCAGGGTCTATCTGCGCACACTTTGTGATACACCTTATTTAGTAACCGTAGCTCTTCCACTGTTGATAGTTCTGTCAAATCACTAACTTGCTGTTCAAATGCTGTGATTATATCTGCGCCAGTCATAAGTATATTGTATCAGTTAGTGGGTAAGTTCCCATATCCCGCCCCCTGTGTACAAGGAGCAGAGATGATAACTTATGCTACCAAGATAAGCACGTCTAGGAATTTCTTCGCTCCATCTGCAAAGGTTTTGATACCTGCGAGATAAGAAGAGAATACGTTCGTACCACGTCGATCTGCCGTAGGGCGCATATCCACTGGCTTCATATCTTGAACAACGAGGTCAATCGCTCCACGCTTTCCGAAGTAACCGTGAAGGATGTTTGATGACCAAGTGTCGCCACCTGCTGTAAGCGATTCAGATACAGTCAATCGTCCAGTACCTACACCGTTGAGGGTAGTAGTGTTTGCTGAAGGACTGTCTACTGCAGTGATGCCGTTCAAGAGCGCGCGGTTTGCCGCAGACACTTCGAAGTAAGCATTCGCTGCACCTGCCCCTGCTGCGTAGCCGTTTGAGTTGTTGAGTGCCGCTGCGATGAGTACGCGAGTAGCGTCTGCATCTGCACCAATATCAATTTCTCCAGCTGCTGCGGGTGTTGCCTTAAAGGTAAAGGTTACACCGTTTACAGTGAAAGTATCATCCGCTGTAGGGTTAGTAGCTGTAGTGAGAACTGCCGTTGCTGGTAGGTTTTCAGAGATATACATCTGAGCCGTTGAAACGTCTCCTGTGTAACCGTTCTTGAATACATACTCCGCAAGGTCAATGTTCTTACCAAGCAAGTACTGAGTCACATCTGACGCTGCGTAACTATCGAGGACAAATACCATATTAGTGTTGACGAGCTGGTTGTTCTTGTTACGAAGTTTTGCAGGCATACGAGACACCATTTGAGGTACAGTCGTAGAGTTGAGGGTAATACCTACTCCACTTGATGTACCTGTAGTGAGGTCACCGTTGTCAAAGTCGTAGAGTGCGTTGAGGATTTCTCCGAAACAACGTCCGTCTAGATCAATCGCTACTTTCATAGCAATCTGTGAACCGATGAACTCTCCTGGATTTAGAGGACCAGCTTGTGTCACTTCTCCATCTGAGACGTGGAATGCTGCCTCCTTTTCGAGGTTGATAGTAAGAAGCTCACCACTGTCAGTTACAGTGTCAATAGTTGACGCTGAACCGCGGGAAACTGTTCGCACGAGAACGTTTGAAAGGTCTACTGCAACGCGTTCAACACTCTCTCCGTACTTTAGAACTGGCTCGAAACGAGTGTTCATAATCTCCTTAGCCACGAGGACTTTCTGGAAGATTTCCTGATAAGAATTGTCGAACGCTGTCTTGAAGTCTGTTAATGCCATAAAGGGTAAAGATTAGTAATAATCTATTAAACCCGTCCTGGAGATTTAGAACTTGATACGCTTGTGTAGATCCCTGTTGTACTCTGCTTTTGTCTGTGGATTACTGAGAATCTCATTCAAGTAAGCATTGTCTTTCGAGGCTCTATTATAGTCTATCGAAGCTGGCTCTCTTCCACCATTTGGTGTTGATGTCTCAATCGTTCGTCTGCCTGTTACAGCATTGCCGTACGTTTCCTCAATCAACTGTACAAAGGTCTTATTGGCATTTTGAGGGAGGAGCGATAGTTGCTTGATGATGTCTGCATTCACAACCGCTTTCAGTTCAGGTAATGTTTCCATTGCTACCCCGAAACTGGTCTTGAATGCTTTATCAATCTGCTCCTGTCTGTCCTTTTCCTTGAGGGGTCCTAGAACCTCCTCTGTCTCTCGTGCCATTTCGCTCTTTGCTTTCGCGGTCATTGTAGCCGTAAGTCTTGCAAGAAACTTAGGGTCAACACTGTATTCGCGTCCCAGAGCTTCAATATCGTCAGAGATTTCAACTTTCGTTGCTCCCTCCGCGACTTTAGCCTCAAGCTCTTTAATCTTTGCGCTCATCTCTTTAGCCTCGTTCTTTGCAGATAGATACGTTGCCAGTGGCACATTATCTACTTTATTGTTCGTGGTCTTGAGCTGTTCGCTGATTGTCTCTTGGGGCTTAACTTCTGGGTTGTTGTCCGTTTTCTCGGCAGGTGTTTGTGTAGAGTCCTGAGCTACATCCTTTGTCGTATTTGACATAAGTGAAACCATTTTTACAAAGTTGGCACTTTGGAGTTTGTTGCCGCGCTCAAGCGTAATAGATTATTTCAGTATCCCTACCGCCGTCTCTACTGCTAGTATAACACCACTACCTCGTTGTCAAGAAATACGTGGTGGATAATCCACTCATATAAAAGGGACGGGCTAATATACAAGTGGATTGTTCACCGCACATTACTCAATAACCTCGTCTGGTTCTTTGATGAGTAGCTCCTCTAGATACTTGCGGGCGTATGACTTATTTGCACGCGCATTAGTCAACGCTCCGATAGTAGCCATACACGCTTCTATACGAGCAATACGTGATACTAGCTCTGCGTGCGTGGCTGTCTGGTACAACGTAGTCATAGAGGTCAGATCGTCTAGTATCTGCTCCGCCTGTGACTGTATCAAGAGCTTCCCTCCCTCGGTAAGAGAGAGTGCTTCAAGAGCCGCGTACTTCTCGATGTCCTCTGATACTTGCCCCGCCTTAGTTACCTTCTTTGGCATCTTCCACTATTTTATCTACTGCCTCGGTAACTACCTCCTCCTTAATCTTTGGAAGAATATCAAGACCTGTAAGTGCTGCTATAGTGAGCAACTCTTCCTGTCCTTCCTTCTCAGCTTTCTCAAGCATTTCTACAAACGGTAAAAACTTATCTAGCATCCCCTTATTCTCTGCATAGAGATGAGCCGCGATGAGCTGTTTAGAGTCGAGGTCTTTTACAAAAGGATGATGCTCTTCGAGGTTAGCCATCATATCCTGTGCGAGTTTTACTTGCCCGCGCTTTGCCTTTAGTTCTTTCTCAATAGAGTCATTCTCTGCAATGAGTTGGTGTATGGTAAACTCTGCCGTTATATTGCCTTTCGCTATCTTGGTAGCGTAGGTATCAGTCTCATTTAACTCTACTACTTTGTAAGTATGCTGTTCGTCCATAATGTTTTTGTTATCTTGCTAATTGTGCCGCAGCGACATCCGCGTTCTCAGGTAACGGCGCAATGTCCTGTGCCACTTCCTGAGAGGATGCACTGAGTCGTGTACGAGAAGGGTCTTGTGGTTGCTGTTGTCCTTGCATAATCATATCTAACTGCTGTTTGAATAGTTGCTCCTTTGCCATAGATACTGTGTTCTGAATGATGATAGGATTGATTATCTCTATGTATGCAAAGATACGCGCTGCCTGGTCTGTTGAGATGTTCTCTTGATTCTCTTTGAGGTAGTCTACAAATCTCTGCTTGTATGCTGTGTTTGCTCCCATATTTGGTGGTACGTTCTCTCCATCAAGGAGACGTTCAATATCTCGCTCTGCTTCAATCATAATATCTGCCTCGCCGAACTCTGATACATCCATAAGCTGTCGGATAGTCTCCTCTTCAAATCCAGCGATCTGCGCCTTTAGCTCGAATGCTTTCTTCTGGTTGATGTTAGTGTTAGCACTCTCTGCATTGAGGAAGGCTATCTTTGCGCTCTTCTCCATTTGAGACATCGTACTCTCTGCGTTACTTGCCTCGACAAGCAATCCGAACTTCTCCCCTTTACGGAAGATATCCCTGCGGGTAACGTCCGTCATCTCTACCCCATCAGCACCGAGGATGTCTACCGCTACAGGCTTAGTTAGATGCTCCCGCACACCTGATTCATACAACCGCGCAAATCGTTTATAGCCGAATGAGTATGCCTTGTTGAGTAGCCCGAAGCGGTCAGCAGTATTGCTCTCGTTACCTACATAGACCGTAGCGAGGTCCTCATCTCCTACACCTTTAGCTCCTGCGGTAACACCTGATGCTTTCTCTTGGATGCGCTCAAGAATATCAAATACAGCAATAGGAGTATTTATACTTGGTGGTCGTAGCATCTGTATAGCACTGTCCACTGACCCGCCACCGCTTGCCTTGATGTAGTTACCACCGCGCTGGTATTTCAATTCCGCGAGGTTCTTAATACGAGTGACGTCAATAAGTTTCTGCGGTTTGTTTATTTCCTCCGCATTATCCAATGCCTGATTGATAGTAACGTTCTGCGCCATAAATATCTCTCGCGCATAATCACAGTATGAAGGAGTCCAGAACTCTGTGAGGTCAGGGAATACTGCGTATGTCCAGTACCACCACAATCCACTTTCAAATACACTCTCAATAGGTTCAATGCGTACTGCTGTCCCGCCCGTCTCGCTTAGAAGCATATAGTAACGCTTGCCTTTGTACGTTGTACCCCAACGCCAGAACTTATACTTATCAGGGTCACTGATTTGCTTATTTATGAGTGTAGTATTCTGCGCTTGTGTACGATTGTTTTGATTCGTAGTCTCTTGCGTCATCTGTGTAGCATTCCCCGAACCGTCAAGCATCTGTCGTGTTTCTGTTTTGAGGTACAATCCGTCTTTCATTCCTTGCTCAAGGTCTTGTCGTGAGAGAATAACACCGTAGTCACCGATGAACTTTGCGCGATCAATATCAATACCTCCACCGCTAGGGTCAATCAAGAAATCATATACATCTACGTTATCCAAGTGCGCGCAGTACCCTTCGTAACTGTCTGCATAGTATGAATAAATCGTGCGTCCATAAATAGCACCCTGCTTCTTTCCTACAAGGTCTTTGATATTCCAGTCATTGAGGTCTTGGTCGATAGCACGCAGCGCATTCAACTTATCTACCCGCGTCTTCTGTGCTTTCTTTCTAGGAACAAACTTAAAAATGAGTGGTGTATCAATCTTTGAGAGGAGTGTGTGTACGAACTCTTGCATCCGCGCGAGGTCTACGTTAGCGCGTGAGGTCTCTTGTGTAGGTAACTTCTTACCATAGTATAAATCTTCGTTGACTTGCCAGTTGCGTGTCTTCCCCTGTTTGTAATTACGCGCAAATTGTATCTCTCGTAGAGCCTGTGCAATTATCTCTTGACGTTCGTTGTACGGTACAGTAGGCATTTATACGTTTAGTATAGCACTCTGATGTCAAATGCAACAAAGGGTGTTGATAACTATATCCCAATTCCACGATAAATAGGTTCATCGGGTATATAATCCAGTGCGTCAGGGTCATCTTTCGCTTCATAACTAACAAAATCCTTCATTTGATAACCGATACACGCTGCGATAAGCAAGTCGTAGTGTCGAGTAGACAGTCGCGGGTCAATTTCTCTATCCATCAGGTCATTACGAGTATAAGAACGCACCTCGCGGATGAGGTCAGGGTCTACTAAATCAACCAGACCGTCCTCAATATCCCGTGCCAGCTTTGAAAGCATCTTAGGTTTAGTGATGGAGTTAGTATTCCACCCATACTCCGTGCGGTCAGCCACCTCAATCTTAGTATCAGGTCGCTGTGTCTGGTGTATCTTGTCTATCGGGTATGACTGCTTGAGAATAGCAATGCTCGCGTGACCGTGGTTGTTATTCTCTGGAGCAATAAGACACTGTCCGTACCTATCCCCCTGACGGCTCATCTCATAGCCAAACTGCTCAGGGCTTATGGTGTTACTCCTATACGTTGCCACTACCCGCGCAGGTACAGTATCAAAGTCCCACACTACTGTGGTACTACTATCCAATCCCACACCTCCCGCAACGTCCGCTCCCATAGCATACCTATGTCCTGCAACGTACTCAAAATATAGCCTGTGACCCGCAATTTCGCGCTGTACGGGGTGTTTGTCCATTCTATCTACACTATCCCTATCAAAGAACGTATCACGGCTTAAAGCGGGGTTTTGTAGGTATTCTCCCTCGGGGTCATCGGCATCCTTTAGTATCTGGTCCACTTCCTCCTTTGAATATCTAGCACTCCACGTAGGGTTACCCTCCTTATCCTTTATCGGGACTATCTGTACAATGTTGCGCTCATCTACCCCGTCAATCAACTTATGTACATTCCCGCGCTCGCTGAGGTAGTTACAGGTAGCAACATACCCGCCGCCCTTAGCCAGTCCCTCAATACCTTCCTGCATATTATCCCAGATGACCTTTGTCTTTATTGCCGAACGTAGGGAGTTGCGTGTCTCAAAATCGTCAAACCAAATGAAGTCAGGTCGGCTATCTTCCTGAATCTGCCCGCGCTGGTCGCTCCCTACCGTATCAGCCAATATCTTTACACCTGTTGCCGTAGTGAAGCTACCCATAGTCTCCTCGCGCTTCTGTACTGTTTTCTCAAATATCTCTGGATAGTACAAGACAATCTTAGGGTCGATGAGTAGGTTGTAGATGTCGGTTACTATCTGCTTACTATTTCCAATATCCCCCGACAATACTTTGAAGTACCTGCGTGAGTGGTCAAGGTCATTTGCAATACAATACGCCACGAATAGTTTAGTGTTTGTGGTCTTACTACATCCGCGAAACCCTGCATTGGTATACGAGCGCGCTACACCTCGATACACTTTGAGGTTGTTGCTATCCATTAACTGATGAAACGGCGCATCTTTACTCTTAAAGAACTTGGGGAAGAACCACCTACTCCACAATCGATACTTATACATTACCCGCTCATCAGTATCACTTACCGTAAAGCCAAACAGTGCGCGGATCTCACCCTCTTCCCCGCGGTCTAGAATATCTTTAATTGCTTGCTTGTGATTCGTCATTGAGAATATCGTCTATTGCTTTATCAGCCAATGCTTTATGCTCTGGAGACATAATCATCTCTTTGCCTTTAGTAGTGTGGTCTATATGCTGCATAGGCTTCCCATATACACGGTCTTGTAAGTCTCGGTAGAACGCATAATCCTTTCTCGCTCTTAGGTATCCTATTTGAAACAACTCCTCCTCTAGCTCTGTAACAGTCTTGCCTTCCTTTTGTGCTAACTTATCCAGCGCACGATAGAACTTAGTCTTGAAATTCTCTGCACCAAGAGGTCTGCCGTTTAGATTACCACTTGTACCTTTAGGAAAAGGTCTGCCAGGGACTCTATGCTGTTTCTCTGCTGTTTTCTCCTCATTAGGAGATACTTCTTGTGTGTTGTCTATTGTTTTATCATCCATAGGTATATTATAACTTCTCCCCGCAGTTTGGACATTCCTTTTCCGCGGATTCTTTCTTCTCTTCAGGCTTATCGTAGCCTACAAGTAAGTCCTTGTTGAACCCTGTCAGTAATTCTAGGTACTCGTCCATTTCGCTCAATTCTTCCACGACCATATCCATATCCCAATCTGTCTCTGATAATTTGTTATCCGCGAGTCTGTATGACTTTGCCTGCTCTTCTGTCAGATCCGCGACCTTTACATATTCGTTAATCTTATCCGCGCTCCACCCTAGATGTAGCATTGCCTCGTACCGCCCGTGTCCGACGATAATGTACCCCTGCTTGTCTACGATGACATCCTGTTGCATTCCGAATTCTTTGATAGACGCGGCGATTTGTTCTATCTGTTTTTTGGGGTGTTGTTTCGCATTTTTGGGGTAGGGTCGTATGTTCATACGTATAGTATGACATACACCTATAAATAAATACACACCCGCTATGTTAGGTGTGTATATAGAGTAGTGAAGCACTGGTTAGTCTGCCATATTCATTTGTTCTCTCCGAGCAAAGAGCTATGTATCTGCTCCTAGTATACTACTCTTCTTCTTTGCGAGGTACGTGTGTATAACCTATAGCATCAACAGATGACTGAGGTTGTAGTTTCTTCCACTCCTCATCGAGCCATACGTCGTGGACAGGGGTTTTCTTATCCTTTCTTATTGCCTGCAATGCACTGTCCGCCATTATATATTTACGCACGATAAATTGTTTCTCTTTTGTTTTCTTCTTCATTAGAACGCTAGATTAACAAGAGCCATAAACACTATCGCCCAGAATGCCATCCCAAGAATCCATAGCAACCCCGCAAAGATAATGCCGAAGAAGTTCTTAGCTCCCTCAACAAACTGCTCCTGCATCTCTACCTCCTTTTGATGTTCTGTAGTCATACCTATATAATATGGTATACGTCAGTAAAGTCAAGGGGATAACACAAGCCACCTTTGTGGGGTGGCTGTGAGTTACGCAGGTTCTGCTTCTGGAGCTGCTCCTCGGTCTGCTTCCTCTACTACTGCTTCTTCCGCAACTTCAGCTGGTGCTTCCGCGACTTCTTCAACAGTTTCAAGTACTTCCTCGGCAATGACCTCTGGGTTTACTGATTCTTCTGGCATATGTAGGCGATTACGCTGATAATCCACCAATGTGGCTACCCTTAGTATACTACGATAACTCCTCTTTCAATGCCTTTGACTGTGTAAACTTCAATCGTTTGTACCCTTGTACCGTGATTACTTTCTTTGAACGGTTGTGGTACATCTTCTTTGGAGGGATAGACACTAACTGAAACACCCCAAAATCCTTGACCTCTACCTTCCCTCCTTGTAGGAGCATCAAGAGTCTCGTGCGAAAGCGCGAGTCAAGTTTCAATTCTTTTATCTTTTTTGGTCTTCCCATACTTATGCTGTGTTATCTACTAAAAATATCTCTGCCCGCGAATTATGTTTGTCTACCCCGCCGAACTTCAAACGTATCTCTGGCACTACTGACCAGTTGTCGTCCTGTAATACCTCCATATCCACCAATAAGTCCATAATGCTCTCGGCTTTGTTTGTCAGATCGCCTTTCTGCGCCGTTGAGTGGAATACTTCAATCTCAAGGTATGCACTCTTTAGGGGTAATTTCTTACGCTCTTCCGCGGATAGTTTGTTCTTCCAACTCTTCACTTCAAACGAAGCCCCTCTGTGCCATACACCGTGACTCTCACTTGAGGTGATGAACGGTTTACCCGTGCGCTTATTTACAAAAATACGCTTAGAGTTTTTCTTTGAAGGAACATTACCTGTGAGTATAATGGTGTTCACCTCTTTACTATATCACAACTCTAAACCGACAATAAGATGTCCACAGTTTTTTACACTCAACAAATCAGACGACAGTTAAATAGCTCCTCCAATTTCCTTTCTCTTACTATATCATTCCGTCTAGACTTTTTTGCGTGAAACCTTAAATGACACCCACGACACACCTGTATTATATTTAGTGGATTATTTATTTCCTTATGTCTTCCCATTTCAGACTTAAAAACTATATGATGTCTATCAAAAATAACTCCAGCCTTTATAGTACATACTTCACAACCTATTTCGTGGGGTAGTAAACCTTTCTCCTTATACATTTTATCGAAATACATTTGATTATATGCTTGAGAACTTCCGCCATTCTTCCAAGCAGGATTGCCACTTAGTTTTCTCGATACTTTCGATTCTTTATGAAAACACTCTCTTGAGCAAAACTTTGATCTGTTCCAAGCCGCCCTCTCATACTCTTTTTTACACAATACACACTTTATCTTTTTTCCTCTTCTAGCAGCCTCATATTTTTGTTCCCGTATCTTATCATAATTTTTTATGCGATATTTTTTGTCACATTCACTTTTCCGTTTTTTAATACAATCAAAACAATACTTCTTCAAGTAGTGTCCTGTTATCTCTTTATTACAATCCTTGCAATTCTCCATTATTCATCTGTATTAAAACTAACTTTCCCAAGAAACTCTGTGGTTGCGCCCCCCTCCCCCACTCGTTAGAGAAGTGAGAGAAGAAAGCGCGCCTTTCCCTTAGAAACCTGCCTCTGTTTTTCCGCTTGAGTAGCGTGCGCGAGAACTGGCATATTTTATACTCGCTCCAGTTACACCCCCCAGCGAGTCGAACAAAAAAAACCCAACCGTGGGTCGATTGAGTTTTTTCTGTCCACGACTGACCCACAGTCACGCACCTTTACAGTATACCCCATAGTCAATACGTCTACCCATTCAGACTGTGGATAAAGTTGTCCCCATACCCCCACTTGCACATAAATGGCATATGCCACATAATAGAGATATGGGATGAACCCATACGGTATAGGCAGAAATAAGAAACCTGTACCAAACATTACGAAGATAATATACAACTATGGACGAAGTAAAAAATGAGAGAGACGCAGAGTTCCTAATGGACGCAGTAAGTAATAGCACGATGAGTGATTGTTGCTATGCTCCTATGACAGAGTTTGACGGTACACACGGGCGATGCACTGACTGTAAAGAAATGAGTGATGTAGCGCAGCCAGATGACCACGATTGCCACGCAGAATTAGGAGAGAGCGGATGTACGCACGCATCACATATGCGCCGCATCCCTGTAGAGGACGCTAATGAGTCTTCACTTGTAAAAGCAACACGCAACTTCTTCGATAAGGAGTTCGGCGTACAACCTTTTTAATTATGAGAACAAAAGTACACTCGTACCTAAGAAAAAGTCCTAGTTACATACACGTAACTGGTAAGACCTCTCTATGGTCAAAGATTAAAACGTTCTTCACTATGTGTTTCAAGATTGCTGTTGTACTTATAGTACTTGGCATCACACACTGGGGAGCATATACAGTCGGTAGCCAATTCAATCCGCGCACTATCGAAGTACACACGCAAGAGACACTCCCTGCAATTCTAGCAAAGATAGCAACAGCAGAAAGTCTCAACTCACACTACTGTACAGAGAAACTTGTAAACGCAAAGATGTGTTACCGCTCCGAGCTTGGACAAGTTATTATGAACGCAAACAAGAACGGAACGGTGGACATCGGGAAGTATCAAATCAACACATTCTACTGGGGACAGAAAGCCACAGAGCTTGGGTACGACTTAGCAAACGAAAAGGACAACGAGGAAATGGCACTATGGATATATGAAAACTATGGTACAGAACCTTGGTACTCCTCATCTAAGAGTTGGTAATATGTTTATAAAAATACAAGTCTTTGCGACAGAGGATGAATTGTACGCCGAGCAACCAGCAATACAGGCAACCGAGAAATCCTTTGTAGATGCAGAAGCAACCCTTGCAAACTTTGAGCGACATTACACAACCATAACAAAAAAAATATATGACAAAGCAAACATCAGTTTCAGGGAAGACGACGAAGAGAAAGAAGTCTTCTAAGCCCGTATCAACGAATCCTAAGTACATTATGGATCTAAACAACATAGAGCCGTGGATGCGCCGAGACAAGGGACGAATCATCCCTGACATTGAAGGAGGAAAGGAGAGTACCCCGCTAACGCAACGTGAGCTACTACTTGGACTACTCGCGATTGTGTTTGCAATAGGATTTGTGTGGGTAGGTAACTTGTACATCGATCTGGCACTTAGTATATGAGAGAAATAAAATTCAGGATTCAGGAAGCTTCGGGTAACTGGTTTTACTTTTCTCTTCCTAAATTTGGGGATACAGAGTTGTATCTTTACCCAGATAACAAGGAAGAGACCCTCGGTCAATACACAGGACTCAAAGACAAGAATGGAAAGGATATATACGAGGGGGATATTATTAAGTACCTAAAAATAACCAAAGACTTTAGTCAAGAAAAACTCCTAAACAAAGAAGAAATAGTTAAAGAAGTTGTCTTTAAGAGTGGTGCTTACAACATTCCAACCTATAACGAGGCGGTACTTATTGACGAGCCAGTGTTGGAATACGAGACACTAACCAAGTGTGAAATCATCGGCAACATTTACGAGAACCCAGAGTTAATTGAAACTGTATGAGAATAAACGAACTCAAAAGACAAATAGAGCAAGTACTAGCTGATGTACCTGAAAGTAGGAATAGCGACATAACACTCACTATTGAGATATGGAAGCGTTTTTACCCGCAGAGAATACGCACAAACGCGCAAGGCAGAGAGGGTATATTCCTCGATGACCTGTATGACCTCCCGCGGGAAGACCACATCAAGCGTATACGAGCTACGTTTCAGAAAGATAAAACACAACCTCGCTATCTACCTACAGAGCCAGCGGTGGCAAAACAGCGCAGAATAAACGAGGACGTGTGGAAGAAGCATCTAAACTATATGCCTCCACGCAAGCCACGATACGAATTTGACCCCGTTAGAAAGGTAATGAAAGTCGTATGAAAACTACCCTGCGCATAGCCACTAAAGACCCATACTGCTTTATAGAGCCTGTCTTTGAGGGTACTGTGGACGAAGCGTATGCAGAGTACGAACGGCTTACTGCTCTCATCAAGGACGATGCTGTATGGCAGAAAAAGGACACCTTCACGGGGGAGACTATCCTGTACGATGAAAAAGGACATAACTATAAGACACTGGACGGACAGAAACTGTACGGCGGGTCGTCTTATAAGAAAATGGTGGAGAAGAACCCTTTTAACGCCGAACGGCAAGCACCCCTGACCGCAAAGAAGCTCGGTGTGGACCCTAAACTTGTGGCTGAAATGTGGGAGAGCAACCGAGTAGCAAGCAGTCACTTTGGCACATCCCTGCACTTGGCTATGGAGCATTACTTCAAGTATAGAAATAGCGGGACGGATTACTGCTATATGAAGAACCCATTCCTTAAAGGGATGATTGAGTCGTTCAAGTACCGCGACGTGGCGTTCGCACTCCCTGAAGTGTTTGTCTCGGACATCGCAAAGTTTCGCGTAGGTCAGATTGACCTCTTGGTAGAGGAGGCAAAGGGCGATCCGTTCATTGTTGTAGACTACAAGACAGACGCGGACATACAGAAATCCCTCAAGAATCACTTCAACCAGATGTCGTACTACGCTACACAGCTCATAGACAAAGGCTTCCCTGTGAAGAATCTATTGGTAGCAAACTACACAACAGAGTGGAGCTATTACGAGAGTCCTGTGTTGCCACTTATTAACAAGGAACTCCCTGCGCCTTTATAGACAGGGAAATAATAAAAACAATTATGTCTAATCTAGAAACAAATCAAAACTCAAACAAAGTATTCTTATCAATCGTGCAAGGTTCACTCCGCCAGTCTGTTACAGAAGGAACTCCTAACGCCGTAAAGCGTGACTGGGAGGCAGGGGGAGAGAAAGGAACAAAGTGGGAGATACCTTTCCGCGCTATCAGTGGCAATATAACTGACATTCAGTTCTATGAAGGTGAGAGCAATGGTCGCAAATTCAAGACGCTCAACATCGTTCTTGATGAGACCCCTGAAGGAAAAATACCCGTCATTACAACAGGACTTTCTACTCGCTACGCTACTGACCTCTTAAAGAAGCTGCCCTCAATAGATCTAAAAGAAGAGGTGCGATTCCGCCCGTTCTCATTCATACCTGACGGAGAAGAGAAGGAGGTTATAGGTATGGAGGTTATGCAGCGAGACCCTGTAACAGGTAACCTTGAGAGAAAGATTTACTCACACTTCCACAAGAAGGAAGGGGAGAAGTGGACTGCAATAAATGGCTACCCTATCCCAGAGGAAGGTCTTGATAGTGACGGTTGGAAGATATTCTATATGCAAGCAACACGATTTATGACTTCGTACATACAGAATAACGTACTGCCAAAACTACAAAAGGATGACGGGTTCTCCTACCCTGAAGAGACTATCCGAGCAGAGGATATTCCATTTGATTAGATAGCAGGAGGCTTTGTGCCTCCGCTCCTTGTACTTGTTTATTTTTTTAGGGGATAGGTACAAGGCGCGGGGGCATAAGGGGATAACTCTATTGCACATAACTGGCATACACCATATAATCAAAGTATGAAAGCACTAGCTGATGTAATGAAAAGCAAGCGGTTTGTGCTTTCAGATGCGGAACGCTTTGAGTACGCCGACCTTGTAAACCAGATCAAAGGGTTTGTGAAGCAAGACTGGATTGTGGTGCATAGAAGAATTGTCGCAGGGTTTACAGATATGCCGACACCTTTTATGCTCAGCTGTCTGCGCAAATGGGTACATATGGCGGGTAAATCAACAAACGCGGGATTAGTCTTTAATGGCGAGTTCAAAAAGTATCGTATAGCTTATGGAAAAGAAAAAACAACAAATAAGAAATAGGAGGTTTTGGCTTAAGAATTTAGAGGAGAACCGTGCAGTTACCCGCAAGCGATATGCCGCGTGGCAGAGAAAGACAAAGCGGATCTCACAGCAGGAAGGTAAGTATAGAACGCCGTGGAGTAAGTTAGAACTAACAACACTTAAAACACTACTTAAAACCATCCCTGCTAAAGATGCCGCGGAATTACTAGGGAGAACGTACGCATCAGTACGCTCGCAGAGAGATAAATATAGATTATGAGAATACTCCTTTACAACGATAAATTAGTGCAAGAAATTGGATATGTTCAAGGTGAAAAGATTGTATTCCTTCGCTATGTGCGAGAAGAAGATAAGCCTAAATGCTTATGTGGACGTGTAATTGAAAAAGATATAGACATTGTGGAGGGATGTAGAAATTGGAATGGAAGCGTGAAAGCAGTCGAGACGTTAGGTTTTACTCCTACGGATAAGACCGATGAAACTAAAATAACACTATGAAAAACACAGTACCAGTACCAAGAGAGCAGGAAATATGGGATAGGATAAACGCACTTGAAATAGAGCTAGATGCGCCCGATATGACTTCATACAGACAAATGCTCATAGAGGACGAGATAAAAAAGCTCCGCTCCTTCTTGAAGCCGAAGAAGGTAAGTAAGAGAAAGGGAAGTTGATAAGGAATGATAGTATGATATACTTAATGGTATGAAAATCTGTAGTAAATGCAAAACAGGTAAACCGATTACATCTTTCCACAAAGACAAAAGGACTACTGATGGATGCTACTCTGCCTGTAGGGTATGTCATAACAAGTACAAACGTGTTGGTTACTACTCTAGACTTAGAAAAGAGAAAAAAGAAAACCCAAGCCCTTCAACGGTAGCACGACTAGCAATGTTAGGTATGCGTTCAAGAACTAACGCTCGAACCGCAAAACCTTGCTATAAAGAGGTTAGTGTAACACTGAACCTCGAAGAACTGGAGTCATTCTTTTCAGTGAACTGGAAAGAGTACAAAAAGATGCATAGAGAGTATGAGAGAAGTGGCTTTTCTAGGAAGTATGTCCCCTCAATAGATAGAATAGACCCGAAACAAGGGTATTCTATAGATAATATCCAAATCCTTCCTTTCTATGCAAATGCGAAGAGAAGTCAGAAAGGGCGTACTTTCACACCAGAACACAAGAGAAAACTAAGGGACGCTAGAATAAAGTATTGTCAGGCACAGAAAGACCTATGACCCTATCCTACGAGACAGCAAAGAAAAATAATATGCTCTGTAGACACTGTAAACAGAAATTAAAGGAGATGATGGGCAGCTTTGATGCTTTTGCCTTTTTGTCACCGCCGATGATGTACTGCGAAAATAGTCAGTGCGAAGAGTTCGGGTATGTAACGATGGTCGGTATACCTGAAGTGAATGAGTGATGGTATAATGAGAGGTACAAGGACAAGTAGATGAAAATAAACCAGCGGATGTTGGTATATGGCTCAATCCTTGTAAACGTGTACACAGACCGCCTTCGGGCGGTTTTGTGTTACTTGACGATTTGGTATATATGAGGTAATGTCACCCCAGCTCAAGTGGTTCTTTGCGCGATCACTGGTTACAAACCTAAACTAAATGCTATGAGCAATTCAAATGAAGTGCTGCGACCTGAAGTATCAGGACCATTCTCGCGTATGGATATTATGGACAGAATGGAGGGTATTATGCTTACTCGCTATACCTACACCTCATTCAAAGCGTGGGATAAGGGTACGCTCCTCAAGGACGCGGTATTGGCAGGTATTTGCAATGGAAATGAGATACAAGAAGTACACGACGAGTACTGCAAATTCTTAGGTATCGCCGCGACAATTGACTTTCACGTGAAACCTACGGGCAAGGTACGAGAATTGTGGAAACTTCATCAGACTATGCAGGGTTATAAAGAGATGTGCCTTGCAAACGGTAGTAAAGAACTTATAAACCCTCCAAAGGAGTCAAGCTCTATTGAGGGACTGTATAAAATAGTCTTTGCCGAGTTGCCTGATTCTTGGAAATAAATGATAGTCCCCATTCTTATCTTGTTGAGTATAGCGATTGGCACACTTGTCGTATACAAGGATAAGGAGTACAAAGTGTGCGCGTACATACTGTTTGCAATATGTATCTTCTCCACAGGAGTATCTTGGTATACTGGAATACTTCTCGTATAATAAAAATGTGACTACAAGTCACTGGGTGTGTACATAGAGCCGTCCTTTTATGGGCGGTTTTTTGTTTACCTTCTCCAGCAATAAGCACTTGCCTCCCAGTCTCTAAACCCGTTCTTCTTAGCAACAAAATAAGCTAGGTCGGTATTGTCTCTGTATACAAAAATGTTCTTGTCAGTTGTCGTACCCCACAGCTGATTACCATAGTACTCCCACGAGCCTTTTATAAATTGAAAACGTCCTGATGCACTGCTTGTAGGGTTTTTAGCGTGTGCGTGATTACGACTTTCACACTCCGCTATTCTATCCATAGTGGCTTGAAAGTCTTTTGAGACTCCATAGAGTTGGTAATCCTCTACTTCATCTATCGTTTCTGCTCTGACTTCTGTGCTTCTAACTTCTGTTGCAAATAGAAGAAAAGCGACGAGTATAATCAGGATAGTAAGTAATATGCGGGCGATACGATAGTCCTTTCCTTGAGCGAGGTCGGGACTGGGGTTATTCAGCGTTGCTCTCTACCAGAGACCCATTAGTTTACCGTTACTGTCAGTGAAGAAGTTTTTGACAAGATACCCTACCAAAGCTCCAAACGCACCATTGACGGCTAGTTTACCTATGGCAAGCCAATCAGCAGAAAAGACATCAAAGTTTTGCGCACCAACAGTACCGAGAACTGCAAGGAAAGAGCCTGTAAGTCCAGCGACTACAAGTCCTTTTAGTACATCATTTGTATTGATTGAGTACATAATGTAATTATATCAATGTTTGTAATAAAACTACCCGCTATACGGCTATGTGTGGATAGCGAGTTTAGCATTCATCGCGGCACGTGTCTGTGGACCGAAGTTAGTACCTTGTCCATCTGGGTCAACGATTTTATTGTCCGTTTGGAATTGCCCCAAAGCAGCGCGAGTTATGTCCCCATAGCGTCCATATACCCCTACGGTCATATACGGCTTGCCAGAGGGCATTTTGAGCGTTTGGAGGGCATTCTGTAGGGCTTTTACCTCCTCACTTATAGGCATTCCGTACTTCAACTGCTTATTGAATACGTGAAGTACTTTAGGAGCTTCCGCGACCTCCTTTTTAACCGTGACCACACCCTTCAGCGCGCGGGGAATATAGTAGTTGTTGTTGAGCTTCTTAACAAACGGAGTGTAGTGGTCGAGGATTTTCTTATACTCATCGCTCTTGCCAATGTAGGATATGGCGTGATTGGTAACCGTTACCCCCTCGCAAATTGGCACTTCTCCCTTATTATTCCACCCCTTACAGGTAGGGACAGAGACGTGGAGTGGTGCGTGCTTTGATTGGTGATCAAACGTCCCCCATTGATACGGAACTCCCCGCACTACCCATTCATAAGAGACATCAAATAGCGTATTAAACATCTTAGCCTTTGCGCGCATAGCATCGGTTATCGCGGTTTTATCTAGCCACTCCTCTTGAGAGTTGAAATCATTGACGTGCTTGCCGTCCTTTTGAGATAGGAGTCCATCTTTACGGAATGAGTCCCACGCCGCCTGTAGGTAGTTACCATCCTTTGTCGTACCGTTTACATTTGCCGAGAACCATTCGCTAAAGTTTACGCGCCCTGTCTCATCAAAGTAGCCGAGATGTTCCATATACTTCTTGGTACTCTCGTCTATAAGACCATTTTCAAGGAGGTACATTATCTGCATTTCTACACAATTCACCGCGCTAAACGTAACGCAAGAGAGAGTATCATAGCCGAGGTTATTGCCTACCTTCCTTCGCTGCCATTCATCACTGCCATTGTACTTCTCCCAGTCGCCGTTCTTGAGGCGTATTTCGTGTTTGATAGCACTCTCACTTCCCGCGAGGAAGTCAGTATCGCGATCTATATCTATGACTCCCGTATTCTTTGCAAGTTCTAAATCGTCCATATTATGGTATAGGATTACCTGTTAATATCGCCCTGAGAGCTATCCAAGCCACTCCTACACCAGCAAGCCATTTCAAACCTGTACCGAGCAGTTTTGCCCCATTTAGACCCTGTAGAATAGGCTTTACTTCCTCGATATGAGACTTAGTTTCTTCCATATTCTTCCGTACCATTACCATATCCAGCTCGTGGGACATATTGTGAGCGTCAATTATCTCTTTTAGTTTGTCTATCTTGCCATTTACCACTACCGTGATAGTGCTTTTTATCTCCTCCCGTATTGTGTGTAATATTTCCTCGCTCATACGTTATGCGCTTAGTGCTGCGGCTGCGGACGCTTTAGCTTTAATTTGTTTCATAATTTTTCCAGCTGTATCATCCGTTACATACGGAGTGAGGTCCGTAGTCCAAGGGTCTCCAGCACTTCCAGCACCATTGAGCTTGTTACCCATAGTTCCTGCTACGTTGTATTCAGTGGCTAGAGCACTCCATACAGCGTCTACAATCTGCTCTACCGTAGCTTCTGACTGATTGACGAAGATGTTTGCTACCATTTCTCCCAACGCCTCTTGTGAAGCGGTAAGAGTACCTGAGCCTGTAAGTCCAGCAACCATTCCTGCCAAGGCACTTGCTCCAGCGGTCAAGTTGCCCGAACCTACCAGAGCCGCTACTGCCTGTAGTTGCCCTGATATACCTGCTGTCAAAGAGCCAGAGCCAACCAATGCAGCGACCATTTGCACAATCAAACCTGCAGCAGCGTTTGTAACCGTACCAGAGCCAGTAAGTCCAGCAGTCCCAAACAGACCTGCTACTTGTGGTGCATTTGATATTGTTCCTACACCAGCAGAATACATACTCATACCACCCTCTTTAGGGGCAAGTACATAGGAATACGGAGGTCGTAGTCCTTGAGCTGGAATAGATGTCCTATCCGTTACACTCACGACATTATTGTCTCCAACGTAGAACGTAGCCATTCGAGAACCGTATGTCCCCAGCGTAGGGTCAGTAACTCCGCCAAGTGAACGGCTCTGATTTGCGTTCCTTACAGCGTAGTTATTGAGTAGCATATTAGTTCCAGATAAAGGTCAAGTCTCCTGAGAATCCTGCGTTTGCTGGGGTTGTCGTAGAGCTTGCTACGAGCCAGTAGAGAGCTGCCCCGTCGTATATTCTAGGTAGAGACGGATAGTCAAACTGCAAGTTTCGTTCCGCTGCTTGTCCGAGAATGTTCAATGGTACACGGGTTATTTCCTTCACCATAGCAACAGAGTATTCACCTGAGACGTAACTCGAAGCGTTTTGTATGGTGTTTATCTCAGCAATTCCAGCATCACCTGACTGAAGTGGTACTGCATAGTTGTATTTCCCAGAACCAGTTCCCGAATGGATGATAAGACTGTTTGATGCCGCTGTTTTACCAATAGGCAATACTGTTGGTGTTGCACGAGACGCTACCTGTGCAGAGTTTGTATAACCTAGGGATAGGTTAGGTGTAGCAGCTCCGAGAGGTGTAGCGTTGTTAGCAAAGTAAAATGCCTGTACCCCAGCACCATTAGTGTGACGAGGAAGGAGACGAGACATTGTATGAGTACCTGTTCCTGCGTCTGTGATGTTGATAGCCGTACCTGCGATAGCGTTTGCGTAGGTTGTAGCGAGCTTGAAGGTCGTATCAGTTACCTTGATGACGTAGTAGTCAGTAGCTGTCGCAAGTGGAGCAGGGAGTGTTGTTGTGGTAGTGAGGCGTACTCGTGTACCTACTAATGTGTTGTATGAGTAGTTTGTTGTAGATGTCCACGTACACGTATCGGTACCTGCATCTGCCGTAAAGGTATCTCCGTACCCTAGTGTGTTTGTTGTGGCGTCTGCAGCGGTACTCGTGATAGGTGTTTTACGATAGAATCCAACCAAGTCCACAAGAATCATCCAGCAAGGAGCTGTAGTTGCAGCAGCAGTTACTGCCGAAGCCGCTGCCAGTGACTTATAAAAAGGATAGACGTTACCACCGTGCTGTATAGATGCAGCACTCGCTGTCTGGTCGGTCACTCCTTGAAAGGTAAGTGTCGAGCCTGTGTTGAATAGAGCGTCTGGTCCGGGGTTTCCGTTACCTCTAAATAATGTATGTACCTCTCCAGCAATAGCCGCTGTAGTAGGGTTCATTAGTTTATTCCAGTTTGTCTTGAATGTCTGTCCTGCTGTCAGGGCATTTACGATTGCATCACTTGAAGAAAATCCTGCCATATAATTGTATTAAGTTATTAATCCCACACCACTTTTAAGTCTCCAACTAACGCTGTCGCTGCGAGCGTTCCTCTCGGTTGTGCCAAGAACCCGAGAAACGCATCATCATATATTCTCGGTACCTCTCCTCCAATTAACAAAGCATCTTTCTCATAGGGAGCGGTTATCTCGTTAATTGCAGTCCGTAACAAAGGCTTTACTAACACCAGTGCAAACAGTCCCACATCCCCACCGAGCATTGTCACTGACTCAATACTTCGTACCCCTGAATCGTTGCCTTGTAGACCGATGAATGGATTGCCTGACTGAAACGCCGTCGATACTGAGCTTGAGACGATTGTCCCGATAGCAGTTCCAGCATTCATCGTTGTAGTCTGAGAGGTACGTCCACTAACACCGTCTGAGTTTGTGTAGGTGAAGTAGAACTGTTGCCCACCAACTCCAGCGTTTGTGAGGACTGCCACTACCATTACCCCCTTACCGTCCGTATACCGTGTTAGAGTTGCTGGGTTATTACCTGACGCTGTTGCCGTTGTAGTCTGTGTTTCTGTTACTGAGGTATCAATGAACGGATAGCACATTAGATAGTCACATAACACCATAACCATAGGAAGAGCGGTTGCTGTACTCGTCATTGAGGTAACTGAACGGAGGTATTTTGTGCTTGGCGAGACGTTTGGACCGTGATATATACCACCGTCTGTTGAACGTGCAAGCACTGTCGCATTAGCAGGTGAGCCAATGTAATACTGAGCAGGAGGATTCCCCGGACTCATCGATGTGTCAAACCATAAACCAGCAGTAGACGCTTGTGAAGGAGTTTTCCTCCACACATAGTTACGAACCCGACCTTCGAGTTCGCAGTCTATAAGTTGTTTGGTATTAACAATGGACATTTTAGTTTAAGGTACTCTTCCCGTGTAGTCCTGCTGTCATTTCTACAAAGATAGGCTCTCCTTTGAGTTCTTCTTCTGATACTACTTCCCCAACATCTCCAGCTTGTAGTCCTGCTTCTTCAAGAATAGGGTTTTCGTCAATATCCTGTTGAGTAAGGACTACTTCTTCCACTTTTATTTCAGGTTCCATTTTAGTCTTCAGTTACTGTGAGTCCTGTTGCTGCAAACAGAGGAGTAATGTTGAGTGCTACTGCAAGAGAACTGTTCAATGCTCCAGAGTACATAAGTACCCCAGCTCCTGAAGACTCTGTTCCAATACCAACGTGTGTAATAGTTGCACCTGTTACTCCACATTGAGGAAAGGTGATTTGAGCAAAGTTAGTTGCTGTTGAGCCTGAACAAGTCCAACCTGCTGCTGAACGAGCAACCGCTACACGAGCATAGTCTGTATATGCAGTTTCGTTTGTCGTCTGGTCTCCTGCTTCGCCGGGGTCTGAGGTGTGTAGTGAGATATAGAATGAGCCTGCTGTAGCACTATTCTGTAGTCCTCCTGCATCTCCGACAGTAGCAAAGTCTGTGTTGTTAAAAAGCAACGCTATGAGAGCGGCTTCTGATGCGTTTGATTTTGACATCTTATTTGATTGTTATCTTCCCGTTAGTAATAGTGATAGTAACTTTTGCGTAGTCTTCAGTTGAAAGACCATATTCCCTCATTATCTTTTCACGCAATAGAGCTAAAACCCCGTTCATCTTAGACGATACTGGCGTTGGTATAGCAACAGCATCACTAGGAACTTCGTTTTCAGTCTCTACTTTGAGTTTCTTTTTTTGAAAGTCCATACGTATAGTATATTACGAATATTGCACTTCTACTAAGTTGTCCCCTGTGTATAACAGTGTCTTTGTGGTAGTAATCCCCGAAGGAAGAGTACCACTCAACACTATCGATGTCAGGTTGTCCCCCGTGTACGACAGGGTTTTTGTTATAGATAACCCCCCGCCGAGGTCGTACACAAGAGAAGTTAAGTTGTCGCCCGTATAGTTTAGTTCGTAGGGATATGATTTGAGGTTCTTAGATACTGTCTCAAATGCAACACCCCCGACTATCTCATCAATATCGTATGTCTTGCTTGATACCTTGCGATCAATAACCTGTGCGTGTTCAAGGGTACGTTTCTCGACCTCTTTAGTCAGTTTCTCGACAATAGGAGCAATGTCAGCATCCTTGCCGTCCTTGCCGTCTTTTCCAGTATCACCCTTAGCTCCTTTGTCACCTTTCTCACCCTTCTCCCCACGTTCACCTTTCTCTCCAGTATCTCCTTTCTCCCCCTGCTTTCCGTCCTCTCCGTGGCGTACTTTTAGACTTTCTAGGATAGCCTCCAGTTCCTCACGAGTAGGGGTATGACCATCAGTTCCGTCCTTACCCTTATGAGGTATGATGTGTATCTTTCCAATGCCAGCGATTTTAGTTTTACTCATACTCAATTAGTTATACCGTCAAAGGTCTTGACAGAAGCAATAGCAATCCCGTCTATGGTCTTTATAGATGCCCGAGCAGTGCCATCAAAGGTCTTTATGTTTGATGTAGCTACCGCTGGTGCCATTGTGATAAGTTGTGATGAGCGACCTGCAACCGTCCCCGACATATTGAGTGTATAAGAGGCTGCGGGTGTTATAGCACTGTTACTGTCTCCAAAACCATTAAGACCTGATGCGTTTACTTGCGACTGACGTACTACAGTGTTAGCTCCTGCGGTTACTGTTCCACTGTTTGCGTTATAAAAACCTCCCATTATTGCCCAGCAGTTATCTGCTACAGGTGTGATTGCTTGCGAGATAGTAGCACTACCCGCTCCGTTGTATGCGTTGATTATAGAGTTATCAGGGAAGCCTGTCTGACTTACGCCTGTATAGGAAGCACACTCTCCTATGATGTACCCCGAACTACCAATAGTAAATACTACGTTACTACCTACCCCAGTGTCAGGTGCAAGGATATAAAATGATGCATCACCAAGACCGCCACCTGCTGCACGGTTTATCAAAGTCATAGAGGTAGCACTACCGCCTTTAGTTGCTGTTGCTGTTACTGTTCTTGCTCCGTTATCAGTAGCCATTGCTACAAGTGCAATATCACTTCCTGTACAGTTGTTAGAAATAGTCAGGGATGTCCCTGTTGTTATGTTGCCCGCTGCGGATGTATCGTATGCTATTGCCATAGAGGTTCTAGTTTAGCTACATCTAGCTCGTCATTAGCTATTGCATCCACTGTAACCTTCTCAGAGCGTATCTCTCCGTTATCGTTCTTTGTGAGGATGTAGTACCCGTCCTCATAATCACAATACTCGTTCCAGTCTAACTGCATCTCTGCCATACCCTTTTTAGGGGTGTCAACCTTTATCATCTCTCCTCCTGCTTGAAACCACGTATATCCCTCTAAAATAGGAGTATTGCCTGCGAGGTTTTCGTACTCTTGCTGTGTAATCTCTACAACCTTGACCTCCCCTGTCTCGTTATGTTTGAAGAAATTGAAATAAGTAATCCCGAGGAATTGTCGCTTTACTAGGGGTATCTTGTCCATAGGCTATACATAGGTAGACCAGTCTTCTGAAGGGTTCCAGAAGATAACATCTGCGTTCACCGCCGTACCGCACACTCGTATAACATCGTCAGTTGCGTTTGGTGCGGTCTGTGTGAGTGCTCCTGCGGTTGTAGAGAGATATATTTTACCTCCAACTGTCCACGTCCACGCATCGTTTCGTGCAAAAGAGCCTGGAAGAAGTACGCGCATAGGGTTTCCTGCTGTACCAGCTTCTGTTGCGAGGGCTAACATCACAGAGCCAGCTGTTCCTACCGCGTCTGCATCAGTTAGTTGCCACGTGCTAGAGGAATCAAGATATACAGCCTCCCATTGTGCTACTGTAGCTCCTGCATTGAGTGAGTTCGTAGATGGTCCACTAAAGGTGTCGTCTGTGTTAGGTGTAGCGTCGAGTGATACTGCTGGTAGAGTAACTGTTCCTGTAAATGTAGGAGAGGCTAGGGGTGCTTTGAGATCAAGAGCGGTTTGTAAGTCTGTCTGATCTGATAGAGTTCCTGTTATGTCTCCCCACGCAGTACCTCCACCCCCGCCAGTACCGTTCTCCCACTTTTGAGTAGTAGAGTTGTACTTGAGTACTTGATTATTAGTCGGATTGCTGATGTTCACATCCTTTAGCTCATAGAGGTCATAGTCACGAGATGATACACGGCTGCGCAGGCTCATTACCCGCTTATCCAATTGTTTATCGAACTTCTCGTCTAACTTCTTCTCCCATTCTGCTACTAACTCCTCAAAGTTAGGAAGCTCTCCATCCTTCCCCTTCTCACCGCGGTCCCCTTTATCACCCTTCTCCCCTGTATCGCCCTTGTCTCCTTTGTCACCACGCTCGCCCTGTATGCCTTGTATTCCCTGTTCTCCTTGAATACCTTGCTCCCCTTGTATACCCTGTAAGCCTTGCTCTCCCTGTAATCCCATATCCCCGCGAAGTCCTTGAATACCCTGCAAGCCTTGTTCGCCAGTATCTCCCTTATCTCCTTTATCACCTTTGAGCATTATGACCTTTGCATCATCTATCTCGATGTCTATGAGTGGTACTTCAGTCTTAGACTCGCGGATTTCCTTCTTTATCTCCTCTCCTTGTAAGACCTGTGCCTCAAGCACACTGCCCATATCGCTGAGTAGTTCGTTCGTAGTAAATACACCCTCCGCGATGTTGGTGTTTATATCGTTAGCCTCTTCTCCTTTCTCGTGAGTAGTTTGGAGTATAGCCTCAAGTACCTCTTCGTTATTGTTTTGTGGTAGTAGTTCTTCAGGCATATTACTTTAGTGAGGCATACAACGCCGCCAATTGTTCAAGTGTCTTTACACCTGATGTATCAATCTTCGCGAGTGTTTGCGCCAAGTCTGGTGCCTTATTCGCTGCCAGTCCCGTGATGATTTCATTCTTTGCACTCTGAATAATAGCAGGCATACCACCTGCCTTTGCTAGATCGCTCGCAGGTATACTTTGTACCACCTGCTTTGCAGTATTTATATGAGCATCTACAACGTTCTTCAAGAACTGCGCCCGCATTGGACCATCCATATCGGCATACGGCACAGACATCACTCCCTTAGCGAAGAGGTTTTGATTATCAATCTGGTCTATGACTTGTCTGTTTGCTTCACCAAGAGCGTCTGATGGATTTACCACGTTACTTGCTACCTCTGGCGCACCAAGTCCGTATGCTTCTTTTGCAATAGGGGTAATAGGCTTTATAAGTGGCTTTAGCTTATCAACTGCCGCAGTACCGAATGCCCGCGCAGTACTTGGAGCAATAGTGTCATCAGTAGCGTCAAGGAGTGCCTGTATAGCCTTTATTTTGCCCTCTGGCGTTGCTCCCGATACGTTCTTGATAACATCATCAGCAATGTCAGCTGCCGCTCCAAGAGGATTACGGATAACATTCGTACCCTTCTTTACTATTGCACTGGCTACCCCTCGTTCAACTTGACCTTGTAGACCTGTCGTTGCTTGTGTACCAAATATATCCTCAAGAGTATCGGCAAATATCATCTGTCGTACAGCACTCTTCTCTACAGGGATATTAAACTTCTTTGCCGTGTCCTCAATAAATGAGACGGTCTTTAGTATATCCCCGCGACCTGCATTGTTGCCTAGTATACGGCGCATAACACTACCCGCTTTTATGTCAGCAGTCACTCCTTCATTGAGAGAAAACTTTGCCCCCATAATATCGTCCGCTGCCTCAAGCGCACGTCTCGTTGCCGAATAGTTTGTATTTATATTGTTGTAGGAATCAAAGGTCGTATCTAGTACAGTATCAACACTTTTGCGTAGGTTTTTGACCATACTCTCCGCTGTACCAAGCACACCATCACTTGTCTTTTCAAAGTTTATCAACTCATCAAGAGCTTTCTTTGTTCTATGAAGTGCAAGCCCATCATCAGCTGTATTAGCTACTTCTCTATATGCCTGCTCAATCAATTTCTGTGCTTTAGGGTTTGTTCTAAACGAAGAGTCAGTAAATACCATCTTGCCATCATCAGCAAAGGATATTCCTTGTTTTGCGAGGTCATCAGCATACTCAGTTATCGCCGCGCCTGCATTTACCTTCTGACCTTTGAGTGAAAGAGCAACATCATCAAGTTGAGATGCGAACTGTTTGTTTACCTTTTGTATCTCACGTAGAGGCTCTAGGAGGGTTTTACCTACAATATCCGCGGGTCTATCAAGAATAGTTTTATCCTTTACCGCTTCCTGTGCTAGCTTGAGCATCGCCTTTGCGTCCGCTCGATCTGCTTGCGACATCGTCTTTATCACCGCAACATCTGTCTTAGGTACACCTGTCTGTACTGCCCTACTTCCTAGAGGGTCGTTTACAATTTTATCTCCTTGAAGTTTAATCTGTGCGATATTCTCGTTTGCAGTATTGCCACTCTTGAGTGCTTCTAGTAGTTCCTTCTTTCTCATTGCCGCTCCATTGAGACCTCCCGTTACCCCGCCAATTACTCCTCCGAGAATACCTCCTGTGACAGCACCTGTAAGACCACCTTCGAGAGCTTTCTTGCCTGCCTCTCCAAGCGTACCTCCTTTATAAAGAGTCTCTCCCGCGCCTCCCAATGCTCCTGTTGCCCCTGCTGCGATAGCTCCCTGTAACGCTCCCTTAGCAGCACCACCAAGTACGGTTGTAGCCGC